AAAGTGCCTTACTCAACAACAAAACAAGTTAAAATTCCCCACATTAAATGGTTTTTAAAACCATATAGCACGTATTGAGAACCATTTTCAAATGTCGATTTATCATGCAGAAAATTGTCGATATTTTTATTCAAAAAATAATCAAAAAAGCATGTACATTTTTATAAAATAATGCTATAATAATAGTATAGAAAAGGGAATAAAAAGGAGAGATAAAAATGAATGAAATTGCATTACAAATAATTGAAATTGGAAAATTAATAGGTAAAAAAGTTTTTGTAAAACACTATCACGAATGTACTTTTTATAATGATAATGAAGTACCTGAAACATTTACTGTTGATGATTTTGATTTTTACTCATATGATATTTTATGTGGTGAAATTGAATTAATGGACATTAAATATACTGCTAAATTTGGAAGATACTATTTAGTAACATTTAAAGATTTACAATAAAAAGGAGGAATAAAAATGTTATTAAAAGATATGTTAAAAGGTTGGATAAAATTTGATGAGAACGAAATTGTTATAATTGATAGATTGTATGGAAAATCTTATTATGATAATATTTCAGATGAAGTAATGAATAGAAAAGTAACATCTTTTTATTTTATTGATAATGTATTATTTATTAGAATTTAATAATAGGAGGTGTTTAAATGATACTAAAAGAATTATTAGTAATTAACTCTACTTTTAATAAAAATAAAATTATAATATATGATAAAATATATGAAAAAACATATTATAATTTTAATTTTCCAATAGAGTTATTATATAGAAAGGTATTAACTTTTCATGTTCTTGGTCAAAATTTATATATTAGAATATATTAAAAGGAGGGTTTAAAATGAAATTAAAAGACTTTTATGATTTATGGTACACTTTTGGAGAAAATGGCTTAATAATTATTGATATAAAAGAAGATAAAACTTACTATGATTTTTATAATGCTTCAGCAGTATGGGAAAAAGAAGTATATAGATTTAATATAAGTGATAATAATTTATATATAATAATAAAATAATGGAGGGTTTTTATGATAGATAGAAGATTTATAACTGGATTAAAAAATTTTAGTACAAGCAATAAATCACTTAAACAAGTCACTAGATATTTAGGGGTTAAAGCTACACTTTTAGGTGTGGGTTTACCAAAATACATTACTGATATGAAAAATGTTTCACCTGCAAAAGTTGATAGATTTATAAATAGATTAATCAATAAAGCAGAAAAAGAAGTAAGAAAATCAGAAATAGCAAAAGTACAACAAGAAGCAAGTGTTAACAAATTAAAAAATGCTATTAAGAATTATAATAAAAAAGTAGATACTATTTCTAATCAGATGTATAAAACTTATACAGATAAACAAGTTAGATTTTTACAAGGTGAATCTTTTAGAGTAGTTGGTGAGATGATTCATTTTGATGGTTCAAACGGTTTAATTTTACAAAAAATGAATATTGATGATTTTGAGTTTAGTAGTAAGGAAAATATGGACAACTTTACTAAGGATTTAATTAATACAACCAAAAATATGAGTTTTGAAAAATATGATGAAGAATTATTAGATACAGATACAGTTCAAGGATTATCAACTTATTATGAGGATAGATTATCAAACTTTTTAAATGAATTTAATGAATTACAGTATGGTGAGGATTTTGATAAAATAGGTGAAAGGTATAAAAAGTTAAATAAAGTACAAAAGAATATGTTCGTTCAAGGTTATAAAAATAATATGCGTGATGATTATCCAGTACCAGTAGACCAAGAAGGTCAAAATAAACTAGAGTTAAATTATTTAAATAAAATGTTATCAATTATGAATTTTGTAGAAGGATTATAGGGGTATATAGGTATGAAAGATTTAAATAAAATATTAAAAGGTATAAATAATAATGTAGAAAAATATTTCATTGGAAGTTTTAACTTTGATGATTTAGGAGAAAACTTTGTTTTAGATATTGAATCTTGTGGAATAAATAATAATACTGAATGTTTGGTATATTCTATAGCCATAATGGATATTGATGATAATTTAAATAACTGTTATGTATTTAGAAGTGTAGATGACTTTATGAGTGCAATTATAAATGCTAAAAAAGAAGTTAATTTTTATATTCATAACTTATCATTTGATATTAAACCATTTTTAATTAACTTCATAGATAAACAAGAAGGAAAACATGTTGATAAAATTATATACGAGAAAGAATGGACAAACTTTATTGATAAGAAAAAATATGAAATAAATGTGTTAAACTCTTCAGCTAAACAAGATTTAAAGCCATTTGAATATGATTGTATGATTAAAGACGGTAACTTTTATAAGGTAACAATTAAGGGTCGAGAATATAATATAAACTTTTTAGATACATTAAAGTTATTTCCATTTACTTTGCAAAAAGCCTGTGCTGGTTTATTAAATTTAAATTTACCAAAAGACGGACTTGATTATGAAAAAGAGAGAAAATTATATGAACCTTTCACTCATGACGAAAAAGTATATATTTACAATGATGTTTTTGGTTTAAAATACTTAGTAAAAACATACTGTATTGAAGGTATTACTATTTCTGATAGATTTATAAAATTTGATAAAATTACAACTTCAGGACAAACTTTTGATAACTTTAAACACTTTTTACTGGAAGACTATGAAAATAGAACAGGTTGTTTTGCTAATGAACACGTTTATGACTATGTAGATAATAGATTAATGAAAACAAAGTTTTTTACTGAAACAAACGAAAAGAATAAAAGAGAATATGTATTTAGAGCATTATTCCCAAAACAAAATTATTTTGTAGACCAGTACGAAAGAAGAAGTTACTACGGTGGGTTATCTTATGTTCATAGAGAAAACGTGGAAAAATATTATCATATGGATAATAAAATAGGTAATGTTTATGATGTTAATTCTCTTTATCCTTTTACTATGGAAACATTTGAATTGCCTTTTGGTGTAGGTGTATATAATAAAAAACCATATTACAAAATGGGTAAAAATTTTAAAAAGAATTACCCTTTATATATACAAGAGTTAACTATTTACGACTTAGAAGTTAAACCAAACAAAATTAATTTCTTACAAGTTAAACACAATAAATTTTTTAAAGGTAATGAATGTATAAAAAACAATGTTGTTAATGGTAAGAAAATTCCATTAAAATTACATCTAACAAACGTTACTTTAGACTTATTAAAGGAATGTTATGATATTAAAGTTGCTTCTTATGGTTCTCATATTGCTTTTATGTCTACAAAAGATATATTTGGAAGTTATTTAGCTTTTTGGAAAAAAATTAAAATGGAAAACAAAGGTGCATTACGTAATATAGCCAAGTTATTTTCTAATAGTCTATACGGTAAATACGGTATGCGTGGAGAAAGTGATATTGTTTATGCAGTAACTGATAATGGTAAATTTACTTTAAATTATGACACTAAAGATGTTGTAGGAGACACAATTTACTTACCTATAGCAACATTTATTACATCTTACGCTAAACGTTATTTATGCAATGCAATTAATGCTAATTATGAAAATTTCCTTTACTGTGATACAGATAGTATACATCTAATAGGTGAAGAAGTAAATGGAATTAAATTACATGATACAATATATGGTTGTTGGGCTAATGAATTAACTTTTAATAACGCTAAATATTTAGGACAAAAGAGGTATTGTGAAAGAAATATAGATAATAACGAGTGGGAAATTAAATGTTGTGGATTAAGTGATAATATAATGAAACAAGTTGATGATTTAGATGTATTTGAAAATTGTCCTCATTCTAGTAAAGAATTAAGTAAAATGGAATATTTTACCAAAAAGGATAGTATATATTACTATTATGATAAAGAGTGTACAAAGAAAATCAAAGGATTATTTAAGTCTAAAAAAGCAAAACAAGTAAAAGGTGGTACTTTAATCTTGGAAACACCTTACATGTTAAGTGATGGATATTATAGTTTAATGAAATAAAAAATTTAGGAGGAATAAAAATGACTGTTGAAAAGAAGAAAATAATTAATAAGGAAAAGTGTGATGGATTAATGAATGATATTTACAATGATAGAAGGTTTTATGCTTACCTTCACAAAGTAATGATAAATACTTATGATGAATATAGTGGATTAAATAGAATTATTGAATTAGATGATTTTAAAGGGGAATGTTTCTTAAAGATATATAAATCACTAGATTTATATGATAGTGAAAAGGGTACAATGAAAACTTTTTGTATAAGATGTATAAAATCAACCGCTTTACAGGAATTAAGAAAAAGCAGAGCAGTGAAAAATCAATTAAAAAATAAAGACAATGTTGTTTCTCTTGAGAGTGCTTTAGATGATGATGGTGATTGTGATTTAAATGATATAGTACCTGGAAAAGATGATGAATATTTTACTGAAGACTTTCAACAAGAAGTGTTAAAAGCAATTGATAAATTAAGTCCTAGAGAAAAGGAAACAATGTTAATGAAAATAGAAGGGTATAAAACTAGTGAAATAGCTGAAATTCTAAATACAACCTCTAATAATGTTACTAATAGATTAGCAAAGGCAAGAAATAAATTAAGAAAAGATTTAAATCAATAAAAATAAGGTGGGCGTTTGCTCACCTTATATTCTTATACCGTTCTTTACGAAGTTTAAAATAACTTTTTGTTTTATAATTTGGTTCTTAAAGAATAACTCATTGTTTCTGAATTTTTCTGTCATAAATATTAATTTGAATTTTAAATCCATAGTTAATATCTTTTCTCCTTCAGAACCATTTTCAAACGAAGTATTATAAACTATACAACTAGGGTTTATTTTATCATGACAATATATTAATCCATCTTTAGTGTAAGATACTTGTATTTTTTCATTGTCAATATTTAATACAAATTTATCATCATAAAATTTAGGTTTAATCTCTCGTATAAATTCTTCATTATCTTGTATACTTTCATTAAGAATGTTAAATTTATAATAATCAGTATTTTTTATTAGTTTAGTTAATCTATTATTTTCACTTTCTTTAATGAATACTTCATTACTAACTTGTTCCAACATTGCTTCTTCATTTATAATTACAAACCTATCACTTTTCTTTGGACAAATTCCCCAAAATGCATAATACGGATTAGCAACTGTTACATTATTAGCCAACAAATAAATAGTAACATTGTTTCTATCTCTTACAATTGTACTACATAAATCCAAGAACCTTTCAGCTTCATTACATAGATAATTATATCCACCATCAATAATAAATTCGTCAAATATTATTGTTGTAACCATAGGAAAAGGTACTGATTTTACAGAGGCTCCAGTTGAAAGAGGAATAGCATATCCACAAATAACACCATCACAGTAGGCTTTTTTACCCTTAATAGTTAGTTCGTGGTCAGGAAATTCTTGTCTTATATCATCAAAAAATTGTTCAAATTTTCTATCCTCTTTAATCTCTGATTTATAACGTCTTACATATACAAATTGTTCTCCCTTTTTAATGAAGTTTCTTATTGCAATCTTTTTAGCACCATAAGTTTTACCACAACCACGAGCACCTACAATCATGTTATACATTTTGTTATAACTTCTTATCCTGTCAAAATTATAATACTTTTCATTACTCATTACCATTCCCCTTTTCTATTTTAAATTAGCAACTTGGATAAATGCATCTATTCCTTTTTCTTTTAATTTTTGTACTTGTTTTTGTGCATTTTCTTTACTGTTAAAACTACCAGCCACAACTTGGTATTTTATTCCTTGTTGTGTTCCTGTGTTAGTAGGTTTGTTACTTGTTGCATTATTTATTATTAATTCTTTGTTAAGTTCTTTTAAAATAACATTAGCCATTATAGTTGTGATTTCTTCTTGGTATTGAATTATTTTATGAACGTCATTAGAGTTAATAAAACCAAGTTCCATTATTGTAAGGCTTATACCTCTTTGCCATGCATCTCTAATTTCTTTATAATAGTCAGTTCCTGAAGAAGCTGAACCATGTTGTCTAAAACTTATTTGTTCTGTATTGTAATTTCTCGACTTAACACCTCTATTAGGAATAGTTAATTTATTACTAATATCATATAACATTTCTTCTTCTAGTTTTAAATATTTTTCCCCAAGTGGTACATAACACTCTATTCCACTTGCTGATGAACCTGCACTATTTAAGTGGATAGTATAACCGAATTTATACTTATAAGATGATAAACAACAGTTTTGGTAATTGTTTTGATTAGAACTATTGGTATGAACATTTACACCTCTACTTCTTAATTTTTTAACTAATAAATTTACAATTAATTGTGCTACTTGTTCCTCTGTATATCCGTTTCCTACTGCACCGCAGTCTCCGTTCCCGTGTCCTCTGAAAATAAAAATATCATACATTCTAAATACCCTCCTTATTTATACATCATTTCATATGCTATGCATTCGCCTAATAATTTATTGCCTTCATCATTAACATGAGTACCATCGCTACTATAAACTGTTAAATTAGTTTTACTAATACCACAATTAGCAAAAACATCAATAAAAGGAACAGAATAATAATCTCCAATTTCTTTTAATGCTCTTTGGCAATCTTTAGAAGTGTTAGTTCTTGTAGTAAAATGTAACCCCAATAAATATATTTTTATTTTAGGGTAATTTATTCTAACATAATTTATTAATTTTCCTAAACCTCCATAGTAATTATCAGGGTAACTACTAAGGTCTGTTGGGTCTGATATATCTAATAAACCACTTGTTTCCAAAGTAGTATTACCTGCTCCTAAATTATGACCAGTCATAAAAGTAACACAATCTGTATAATTTAAATCTGTTGCTTGAATTATATCCCAATCCCTTTTGTAAGTACCTCCACTAGATCCTTTATTTGTTATACTTGCACCTAGTATATTTCCTATATTAGTAGGATAACCCCCAGCAGTTATACTATCACCAAAACAGGCAATGTTTTTATTTTGCCATTTATTTGGTATTACAGTTGTTTCATTTAACTTATCAACTAAATTTTTACCATCATCAAAATATACGGCTTCTGCTACAGTAATTGGAAAAGTAAATAATTCTTCATTTTCTGTACTATCATTCGATATAATACCTTTAACGTATCCGTCCATTTAATCAACTCCTTTAATAATTACATAATTCTGTTGAAATAGTCATTATTTCTTCTTCGCTTAATCCTTCAGCATAACAAACATAATCTTTTATTGGGTATTCATTTTTAAAATTATTTATAAGGGGATATAAATGATTTTCAATTTGTCCATTATAATCAAATAGATATTTTCCGTTTAAATATACTTTTTTATTAGTTTCAAAATATAATACATTTTTTTCAGAAAATTGTACAGTTCTTTCACCTATTGGATATGAGTTATTATCTCTACAAAACATTTTATTTGTATTGAAATTAACCCAAAAATATTGTGTTTCACTATAATTAATTAAATATTGGTTATCTGTAACAGAATTTTTATCAAACCTTATGAATATACCACCTCCATTGGAGCGTAAATCATAATTAGGTGTTAATAATGTTCTTTCTGATAATACAAATCCTTCTGAATTAACACTTGTAGTATTTCTAATAGTATCATTGTAAATGTCTTTTATAACACCATCAGTATTATCTTTTAATGTTAAATGTCTGACTAAACCTTCCTTAATAGATAAAAAACTTTTTGAAGTATCAACATTAAGATATCTAGGTACTGTAAAAACATAATCTGTTATAGCTTTTATTTCTCTATCAGCAAAATTTCCTTTACTGAATAATGCTATTTTATTAAATATAAAACTTCCATCATTCCACAAACCTTTATTTAAAGCTCCAATATTGGCTATACTTTTCCCACCTATTGAAAAGCTACCCTTTTTTTCACCATTTACCCATACGTTCATTATATCCTTTGTTTTATCTATTCCAATTAATAAAAATACAAAAGTATCTAAATCTAAAGGTACATATTTTATAGTACCATAGTAAGCACTGTTTGTAATTGCTATACCTTTAGACTCATAATTTATAGCACAATCAGTATAAACACCACCATTAAACTTAAATACACCTGTCCTATTAGTTGGGTTTCCTCTAAATAATAAACCAATTGCAAAAGAATTAGTATTATCTACTAAATGACCGTTGTTACCTAAAACATAAGCACCATTTTGAGAAGGTTCAACTTTACTTAAAGTAAAAAATTTATTACTATCATTTGTATCTGTTACTATTGTGTCTTCAACTGTTAGTCCACTAAAATCAAATAATGAATATAACCACTTATCCCCAGTAATTCCAGCTATATTAATAACGCTTTCACCTTCTAATAAGTCCCTAACTTCTAATGAACCACCTATTTTTATATTTGGGTCAAGTTTTTCTTGTGTAACACTATAATTAGATAATTTATTAGTTGTAATACTGTTATCTGGTATTGATAAACTAGATATAGTTCCATCTGCTACTAGCTTGTTAATCTCTTCTCTGGTTACTCTTTCTATTACTTCGGTACTAGTACCGTTATTTACTATTTCTTCTATTTGTAATTGTAAATTATTAATATTAGTTTCTAAGATAGTAATTTTGTTTTTCAAGTTATTAATTTGTTCATTATTATTATTAATAGTATTATTTATCTGTTCTTCTAAGTTATTTATTTGATTTTGTAAGTTATTTATTTGATTATTAATTTCTCCTAGTTCAACACCGTCATAATTTTCTACATACTTTTTTAAATCTTTCACTTTATTTTCTAACGCTACAAGATACTCTAATAAAGTATAGCCTTTTTTAGCCATTTTACCACCTCACTAACCTATTGAATTTTATTCTCTAATTTTTCAATTCTTTCGTCAATTAATTTTAAAGTTGATGTTAGTTCTGTAATTGTACTTGTTAATTTATAGTTATTCCAAAAAAGTATACCGCAACAAACAATAGGAAAACCAACAGAATTTATTAATTGCGTTAATTCATTTACATTTAAGTTCATTTAATCACCTCATAAGTTAAAATGTAGTATATAATACCATTTAATACTATATACTACATATTATTACTAATTTGTTTGATTTTCACCGACAATGCAATAATCAGAAGTAAAGTTAGAACCAGTTCCAACAGTTCCTACGTTATTCTGACAAATTACTCTTACTGTAGGTATATTAGCATTGTTTCCCATCATAATGTGAACACCTTCTGCATTATTATTAAATATTACATTACCAGTTATTATTACTCTATTTCCACCCCACACATATATACTATGTTTTGTTACATCTGTTATAACATTACCGCTTATAACAACTCTGTTTGCACATACTGTAATAGCGTGGTCTTTACAACCTGCAATACGGTTATTTGTAATTATCAAGTTATTGTCTATAGTAGAAGTTGCTGAGCTAGAGTGAATAGGGTAAATGAATTTACCTGTATATCCTGATGGTTCAGGTGGTTTTACTTTATAAGTTTGTTTAAAGAATATTACATTACCACTAACCTCTGTATCATCTTGTTGATTATTTTGTGCATTACCAAAATACATAAAGTTAAAAACATTTGAACCATGATTATTTAGCACTTTTAAATTTTGAGTACCTAATAGATATATAAAGTTATCTACATCATTTATTACGTTATTTTCTATTACTATATTTTCGTGTCTATAACCTTGAACATAAGTATGTTCACCTATTACACCAGTTCCAGTTGCTATATTAAAGAATTGATTATTTCTTATAGTTATATTTCTGCATGGTGTGTTATCCATTTTACAAGCCCACGGATAAGTTCCTTCATGGTTAGGTAAGTCTATCTGAATTACCTCTGTAGGATTAGCAATGCTTTGACCAAAGTTAGTAAATACACAGTCCTCTATTACTACATTCCTACTACCATTAATTTCTATATTATGCCAAGTGTTAAATCCATCAAATTTACAGTTCTTTATCTTAACAGTGTCTGAATGAGCAAAACCTATAACTGTTATTGCTTTAGTATGATTGTTACCTCTAAAATTTAAACCTTCTATAGTAATATTTCCAGCACCATTGTATTCACCTTCTGTTCCATCTAGTTTATTCCTAAATATATTATTTAATGTTTCAGAATAACTACAGTTAAATGTTGGGTAGTTAATTCCTATTATTCTAGTGTTTGCAGGTACTTCATAAGACTCTGTAGGATTAAATATTTCTACACCTTTTATAAATATAACACCAACTTCTTTTCTTAATGCTTCTCTTAATTCACTATCATTTGTTACTATAGCAATATTATTTTTGTAAACCATATATTTAGCATCTACATTATTTATTTGTGTGTTTAATGAAGCAATTAATGTATTTAAATCATTTATCTCGTTGTGATTGTTATTAATGTTGTTAGCGTTAGTTTGTATATTGTTTCTTATTGTTACTAAATCGCTTAAAATATTTTGTATATCCTCTCTGTTAACTCTAACATTTTCATTTGTTTTATCTAGTTCATCTTTTACAAAGTTAACATTGTTATTTAAATCTACAACAATTTTATCAGTATCTTGATAATATTTGTTAAGAGCTGAAATTAATTGTTGATATAAGTCATTAGTAATTATTACATCTGTTTCATCATGTAAACATTCCTCAATATTTATTTGTGTTCCAAAACCTTGCCTATCATCAAAGATATTATTTAAATCAATCCAAGTTCCCAAATTAATACACCCCCATAAAAAGAATACTACAGTCATTAATAATTTCTTCATTTATATTTATTAAAACCTTTCTCCATTTTTCTAGTAATTCTGCACTTGAGGTAATACCTATATTACCTTTTGAAACAAGTTTTGTTAATTCTTTTCCGTTACCTTTTGAAGTGTTTTCTGATTGAATATTATTTGTTGTATTACTCTCACTTCTACCATCATTTTGGTTTATACCATCTACATAATTGTTTTCAAGTGTGAATTGTTGGTTTGGCGTAGTTAAACTTTTACTCTCAGAATTAGCAGTATTTATTACATTACCAGTTCCATTTGATACACTATTACTTTGGCTATTTGAATTAACTTCTTTTTCGTATGTTTCCTCTAAGTCCTTGTTTAACATAAAGTCAATTTCTTTTGCTCTTAATTCTGTTTCATATAACTGTTTATAATAATCCATTTTAATGCTAAGTAAATTGTGTAACCTGCTTACAAACTTATTAATAGTACTGAACCCTATTTCATCATAAAAGTAATACTCAATAAATTGTTTCTTAAACTTTTCCTTTAATTCTATACTATCAGAGTAGAAGGGAAAATCTAAATTATTAAATATATCTGTATGATTAACAACGGTTCTTAATTCCATTGTATATTTACTCATTGTCCTCCACCCCACTCATATCAATTTCTTCAATCTCATATCTTTTCTTTACTTGTACATTCCAACCATATTTAGCATTCATTAATTCAGCAAATTGTTGTCTTTTCTTAAACATACTATCTATATTACAATTAATAAAATCATTATTAGAATTAACTTCATCTGTTAATAGTCTTTCTTTCTTTTCAAAATTGTTATTAAAACCGAATAATGTATATATTTCTCTTTCTGTTTCAAATCTGTATTGCATTAGTTTATCAGCTACAAAAGGAGGATTTAAGTTAAATACATCAACTGCTCCATTAAGGTCAGCAATTTTCTTGTTATACATTATATAAGGTTCGCCTTTATCAACCTTAGAAATTAAAGCTTTCATTGTCATTTCATTATCTCTTGTTGTGTTAATTAAGAAAGGGAATTTTTGTAAATAAACATTAGTAAAGGTACTTAGTTCTACTTCTACTAATTTAGTTACATAGTATTCTAATATTTCTCTAGTTGATATTGCTAAATCGTTATTTTGGCATACAATAGCAGAGTTTAAACCTTCAACACCTCTTGTATAAGTAGTATTAACAGTATTTTCTATATTAAATGTCTTAATATAATTATAACCAGTCGTAATAACCTCCGTAGGTTCTCCCCAAATGTTCATATTTTGGGAATAATTACAACCAACAACAATTTCACCAAAGTTTTCATCATTTACTAAACATACTAGACCCTTATTAAAAAGTGCCTTCTCAATATATCTTTCTTCTATTGTCGGTGGTAAGTTTTTCCACTCAAACAAGTTTAAAGCTATTATTTCAAACTTCTTCATAAAGTGTTTCTTAATTATATGTCGTTCCATTACATCACCTCATTATTTAATGATTTACCATAGTCACCTATATCAATATTATTTTCTACATGCCAAAAAGTTAACCCTCTATTGAATATTGCTTTTATTTCTTCTAAGTCCTCGTATGGTATTTTATCACCATAAATGTTACAAATATTTGTTTGAATATAATTAAAATATTTTCTGCTTTTTATTAAGTCACTTAAAGGCTTCCATCTATTAAATGAATATCCAAACATTCTGAAGTGGTCAGAAAGTTTTTCAGCTTGTTCATCTGTTACAGTATATTCTATTAAATCTATTTTCTTATTACTTAAATTAATATTGAATAAACTATCATTACCTGATGAAATTAAAGATTTAGGGGTGTTTATCATATCCGTAATTTTAGCGTTTATCATACTACTTAAATTTGCTTCACTCAAGTTAACTGCTTCATAAGTATTTTGAAAACTGTTGTTTATAGAGTCCTTTTCTAGTGTATTACTGTAATAATTATAAGCACCCTTATAAACATTACCTCCTAAAGAAGCAATTTTACCGCTAAGTAAATTAGCAAGTGTGTTAAAACCATTACTAATTTGTGAATTATCATAGCTTAATTTTTGTTTTTGTAATTCAAGATTATTATTCCTGTATGCTTGTTTTAATGTTAAATCATTTTCTAAACTAGCGTTAATTTTCTCCTGTGCAAATTGTGATGCAGAAGTAGATAAAAATTGAGAATATGCTGAACCTGTATTTGCTATCATAAAATTGGCACTTGTGTTAATACCCTCTAGATTACCATTGTTATCACCTTTATAACCTTTTATACTTAAATTATATTTCCCTTCTGTACTTACAGAAGTTATTACTTTAATTTCACATTTTCCATTATTAGGGACATACTGTGGTTTAATCAGTAACGGTGGATTAACATAGTCTGTTAAAATATAATATCTATATGGATATAATAATAATTTAGGGTCTGTACCTGACATAAATGATTTAGTTGTAAATACATTTTTAGTCATTAGAGTTTTTTCTATTTTAGTACCAGTTCGTATTCTGTATACTGTTGGAATTGTATTGTCTATTTGTCCGTATTTATCTGTATTAAAAGAAGAAGCGTGTAATAATAAATCATTTTCTGTTAAAAATGGATTAAAACATACATTTACAATAGTATTACAAGAAGCTAAATAAGTTGCACCAGTTACTTTATTGCTATCTACAAAGTAATAATATAATCCAGTCAACATTCCGTTCATTATTGTACTTTTACTATCACTTACATAACTTATAGGCATTTAAATCACCTCTAATCTATTAAATTTCTAAATCTCATATTTTCGTTAGGGTAAAAAGTTCTTTCTCTTATGTTTTGTCCTGGTTCAGGTGCTTCAATACAATAGAAAGTATTTCCTTCTTTTTTACTAAACATATAAACATGTTCAGGAACATTAACATCACTAAAACTGGTAAAAACTAAATCTCCAGGTTTAAGTTGGCTACCATCAATTTCTCTACCTTCGTTAATTTGTGTATAAGTTGTTCTTGTTATCTTTACACCATTATCATTATAAGACCATTGCATTAATCCTGAACAATCTGTACCGTTTGAAGTACCTAAAGGTGGGTAGTTACCTCCCCAAACGTAAGGTTTACCTATCATTTTTCTTGCACTTGCAACTATTCTATCCCTTATAGATGTTTGAACACCTTTTAGTTCATCAGGAACATAACCTTTACCGTTATTATCTGTTATTCTATTTCCATTTATATCATAAATAGGTTTAAGATAATAATTTCCATCTTTAAATATTGCTATTTCTTTTTGTCTTCTATCTCTTAAGCCTTCTTCAAATATAGTACCTGCATTAATATAATAGTCGCTCCAATCAGCTACACACTCAGAAATAGATTTATTATTAATATAGTTAATAAACATAGGACTTGATTTACAACCATAAACACCAGCATTATATGATAAACTTACAAAAGCATCAATCTCATTTTGTTTAGGATTATTACGTTTTGCTAGGTCATCTTTTAAAGCATTAAAGTATACTTCTTTTATAGATTTTAATAGTACTTCTGATGCCTGTTTTTCTGAACAAGATGGAGCAAGTAAATCATAATATGATGTTGAGTTAGTTATTCCATAACCTATTGTCATTACACCATCACCAGCAGAGTAACCGTAAGGTGCAAAAGCTTCATATCCTTTTAAGAATAAAAATAAATTTTCAGAAATATTTCCATTATAACTATTGTTTGTATCTTGGTCACTTCCAACTGAACCCCCGTTTTGTGTTCCTAACATATCAGAAGAAGTTACAATATATCCACCTTTTCCTGCAAAGTTATAAACATTTGTCACTTCCCTTGCGATATATTCACCACACTCAAGACCTTCATCTTCCAATAAATTTTCGACTAAATATCTACCATCGGCATAAGAACGTAAATGTGTTCTAGCAACAAAAGAATTATAAGTTAAATTCATATCAAACATATATGTTTGTAATACATCTTTCTTTAGATAAATAGTAGTACTGCTTTCATTAGTAAATTCTTTTCTAACAATAAAATTGTAAATATACTTTTTTAAATAATCATCAAAGTAAATACAATAATTAAAAAATTGTAATTGTGAAATATTATAATTCACATTTATTATTGTATTAATTTTACTAAACTTTGTTTCCTCTAATATAATGTGTTGTTTCTTCATAAACCAATCTAATTGTTTTACAATATTTGAAAAATCAGGAACATGATTATATCCAGCATCTAAGTCATTACAATTAAGTAATATTACCTTCATTTTTTCACCTCTATTTAAAAAAGAGGTATGTTTTCATACCTCTTGAAATTAGTTAGACATTAATTTAATAGCATTTACGTATGGACAAACTGCAATTAAACCCCAATCATGGTAGAAGCTATTTGTTTCTAAACCTTCTGGATTTCTGATACTTTCAGAAGTATTTAATGTTCCATAGTTTTGGATTAATTTCTTATCAGCTACAACTGCTAAACATTTTGCGTCTTCTTCTACATCACCTTTTTCACCTGATGTAGATGCATTTAATTTAGTAAAACTATCTATAGTAACTATTCTAGCAATAAGTTTTGCTTTATCCATATTGAAAGAAGAAGCTAATAGTTCTACATCTAATAATGCTTTGGTTTCAGGGGTAACAAAAACAACGATGTCTTCGGGTCTTGTAAATGTATGAACGCCACCAGCATTAAAGTTATCAGACATAAATTTAAACTTTTCTACATATGTTCTAACTTTCTTAGTTAGTACTTTAGCTTGTTTTACTTCATCCATTGTATCATATCCACTAATTGTTTCACTTTGAATTTCTGCATTACATAGTGCTTGTTTACATAGTAAGTATTGGTCAAACTCTTTTGAGTTGATAGGGGTAACCAAAATCATATTAATTAAGTTTTGTAAACCGTTTGCGTCTCTAAATGCACCTTTAAGTTGCTCGTCTGAAATTGTGATTTTGTATTTGTGTCTATAATTTTCTGAGAAATAAGCAACCTTAACTTTATCAGACATATCTTCTTTTGATAATAATGAACCTACTTTTGAATCTTCTGAACCAAAGTTTTCATTAAAATTCTTTGATTTAATTAAGTCAACGAATACCATTTCAATTGATTTACCAAAAGGTAATTCTCCACAGTTCATAAAAGCAAATGGATTTTTATAAACTTGATTTAAATAGATATTTCTACCAATTTGATTAGTTAATACAGTAATAAATTCATTTTTTGCAGTTGGGTATTGTGTAATTATATCAGAAATATCTGCAACATTGTCTTGGGTTGCAACTGGTATTCTTGAATTATATTCTGCACTTGCAAGTGTTCTAGCAAGGTTTAAAATTGCAACATTATCAGCCATTATTTAATCACCTCTTATTAAAAATTAAAATCTTTTATAATATCATCAATAGAAGCTTTTTTAACTTCTACAGGATTACCATTGTTATTAAATTCTTCATTGCTTTTTTGTCCTACCTTAGTAAATAAATCATAATTTACAAGTTTTAGTTTTTTAATTTCTTCATTATAGTTTGCTTCTTTTTCTTTGTAGTCTTCTATACCAATATTTAAAGTATTTATATTATCACTAAGTTCTTTTGTATCTTCTGCATATACTTTTTGTAATTCTTCTAAACTTAATTTAGAAATATCTCCATTATACATGTATATTCCTCCTATAAAATTCTTTATGTAAATAGCCCCTTTATGGAGGGGCATAAAAATAATTTAAGCAATAATTTAAAATGTATAAATGATGCACAACTATCAGAAATAAGTGGAGAGGTTCTTCGCCTTTGTGTCTCCCTTATTAGATATACAAAAAATTTAAATTACTACTCATTATATTGTACGCAAAAAAAGAGAGTAACACACTCTAACTGTGTTACTCTCTATGCTATAAAAAAGGAGGATATAAAAGTTTAAAAATATAATTAAAAGGTTGAGTTGTTAATATAAAAATAAACAAGAGAATTTACATCTACAATATATATTATGCAATTATTTTAATAATTCTACTATTATCCAGTTATCTTTTTGTAAATGTTGAAAAATTCTAAACTCTTCTACTAAATATTCGTAATCGCTTCTAGATTTATTACCACCGTGTATATAATCATAGCATACTTTGTCTAATAAATTATTAAAATTAATCTTATAAACATTATCAGCTAAAATATCTCCACAATATTTTGCTAGTAACCAAAAAGCTATTTCTCTATCTTTCATTTTTTATATTTTCCTCCCTATTACATTGTCTATAATACTTATAACCAATCATTTCAATTAAGGGTTCTGTAAGATTAAATTCTTTTACTAATCTTGCAGTTGTTAAAATTACATCAGCTATTTCATTTAATAGTTCTTCCTCTCTTTTTTCCATTAAATTTTTTGTAGGATTTATTAAATAATTCATAGGATTTATAATGTCTATAGGTTTATCATTTTCCTCTATAACAGTAATTAAATCATAATCCAATTCGCTTACAATATCATATAATTCAAATACTTCATTAACAAATAAATTAAATACATCATATAAATTTTCTTTATTGTATTTTTTATAAATATCTTTTAATTTTAAATAATTATTTATAAGGCTCATTATTTCATTCATATCTTTTATACCTCTCTAAATTAATAGGTGGAGCTTTACCCCACCTTTATTTTTAATCATTAAATAATATTTTATATATTCTATTTAATTTACGTTGTTCTATTTTATATTTTGCTAGTTGGTTTGCATGATTGTTACGTTCTGTCATATATGGTTCTAAATCAACTTTATTTTCTGTAATTTCATTTACCTTTATTAGTTGTTTAATAGATTTATTTACTTCTTTAAATTTATTACGTTCATGACATATCATAAAATCATATTGGTCTAAAAGTGTTAATAGCATATCTTTAAAAGCTTCCATAAATTTTATTCCCTCCTATTATTTTCTCTTGTTATATTTGTTATATTTATTGTTTTTACTTTCTTCTTCATCATTCATAAATTTTTCAATTTCTAAGTTATTAACTACTACACTAGTAAAAGTTTTATAATTTCCTTCCTCATCTTTATAATTTTCAACTTGTAGTCTGCCATTAACTAAAACTTTACACCCTTTTACAAGGTATTTTTGTAATGCTTCTATTCTCTTTTCACCAAATACAACACAATTGATAAAAGATGTTGTTTCTTCTTGCCCTACTCTTTCATTATTGGCTATTGTAAAACTACCTAATATATTACCTTTACCGTATGCTTTTACTTGCATATCCTTCACTAAATTTCCGTTAACAGTTAAATTGTTCATAAATCATTCTCCTTTTTTATTTAAATTTTTATTCATTTTCCTTACATTATAATATACGTTTTTTATTTAATTTCATCACTTATTTAATCCATTTTATCATCATTAAAAATTGACATTATACATAAACCAATTAATGATATTATTGATATGAATAATATAAATTTCATTTTTACCTCCTTTTTAAATTTCATCATCATAAATTATTAAAATTGCTGAACAAATTAGAAAAATAATTAATGTAAAAAATGCAAATTCCATGTTATAACCTCCTAATTAATTATCATCTTTAAAACTGTTATTCCAGCCATACAATAAAACAAATGCTATTATTATAAATATAATTAAATCCATATTAGCACCTAAAATAAATTCATAAAGAAATTTCCTAATCTTGATAAAAGTTCGTTCATGTTCCAGTTACATAAATATAAACCTACACCAAAGAAGCCTACTAAGAAAGCCCCGAATCCACACCATGATACTTGTTGTCTGAATTTTCTTTTTTCTACCATTTCTAGGTATGCTTCTTTACCATGTACTTCTAAATAAAGTTTATCTTTCATTGCTACCTTAATACCGTGTAACTCACTGCCAATACCTTGTAAACTTGTATTTCTTTCCATATTATAAAAATCATTATTCATAAAATCCTCTCCTTTTAATTATTTTAATTTTATTAAATAAATTACATAATGTTCAAAATCTCTTATAAATCTGTGTTCCCAACTTATTAGTTCTGATTCATATAATATTAGTTCCTCTATTATATCCTCTAGATAATCTTCATCAAGTGTAATGGGTTTATAAATCCCTTCTGTGCTTTCACCTTCACGTTCTTGTATAATATAAACTGTTTTTCCTTCTATTGACTGTAAAAATTCAATTGCTTCATCTAATTCCATTTAACTACCTCCTTTATTTTAATAATCGTTGTCTATTCCATACTTAAAGTAATCGTAGTATATTTCTATTTTATTTAAATATACTCTTTTTAATTCTTCGTCATGTAAATCCTTTTCTATCATTTCCCTTAATTCTCTACATATTCTTAAGCAACTGTTATTTGTTAATCCTCTTTCATATGATAACTTCATTAATCTACGAATTTCTAATGCAGTCCAGTCCTCGATATTGTTTAAGATTGAAATTTTATATTCCTCTTCTAACAAACCTAATTTTTTGTTTAATTCATTTAATTGGTTTATTGTCATTTTTATTCCTCCTTTTTATTACCTTTTCTATACTATTATTATAGCATTATTTTATAAAAATGTACATGCTTTTTTGATTATTTTTTGAATAAAAATATCGACAATTTTCTGCATGATAAATCGACATTTGAAAATGGTTCTCAATACGTGCTATATGGTTTTAAAAACCATTTAATGTGGGGAATTTTAACTTGTTTTGTTGTTGAGTAAGGCACTTT